AAATAAAATTTCTTCTTTTGCCGCTGCCCGTGGTACAGCAGTACACAAACTAGCTGAAGATTATCTAAACAATGAACCAGAATGGAAAAAAGGCGTGATGCCTCATAACCTTGCATCCTTTCTTGATTTAAAAAAGATTATAGATGATAGATTAAATAATGTATGGTTTCAAGAGGAATTTCTTTACAGCGATAAGTTAAAGTGTGCTGGACAGGTAGACTGTATTGCAGAGTTTGATAATGAATTATCCATTATTGATTTTAAAACATCTAGGAAACCAAAGAAAGAAGAATGGATCCAAAACTACTTTATTCAAACAGCTTTCTATGCTGCAGCATTTTATGAAAGAACTGGTATTCCTATTAAACAGAGTGTAATACTTATCACAGTAGACCATCACGAACCACAAGTGTTTAAAACAAAACCATATGATTACTTACCAAAATTTATAGAGGCAAAAAAGCAATATGATTCCCAAGTTTGATTACTATTAGGTTTACATTCAACTTTATTTGTTATATAATGAACTCATTGATTACAGGAGAATATTTTGTCTTTTTACACATCGGTCAATCGGTACGGTAACTCTATTCTATATTGTGGCTACAATGATAGCGGTAACCGTATAGAAACAAAAGTACCATTCAAACCAACACTATATATCAACTCAAATGGCTCCAAGTCTGATTGGATTTCCTTGAATGGAACTTCTGTCAAACCAGTAGAGTTTGCCAAGATGAGTGACGCCAAAGAATTTCTTGATCAATACAAAGATATTGATCAATTTAAGGTCTATGGTCAGACTAACTACATCATTCAATATATCACTCAAAAATTTCCAAATGAAATCAAATGGAATCCTAAACATATCAACATCGTAAACTTCGACATTGAGGTGCAATCCGACGAAGGTTTCCCACAACCCGGCGAAGCAAAATATCCTATCATATCCATTACTCTTAAATCTTCTAAGAGTAGTGTTTATCATGTATGGGGTCTAGATGAATATGATTACAGTAAATCAGAATTGGATATGCGTGGTGATCTAATCCAATATCACAAATGCAGATCAGAAGAACATCTGCTTGCATCTTTTCATAAATATTGGTGTGATAACCGACCAGACATTTTAACTGGTTGGAATATTAAATTTTTTGATATTCCTTACCTAATTAACAGAATTAAACGTATTGGGTCCGAAGAGGCAGCAAAACGGCTATCACCTTGGAACCTAGTCAACGAAAGGTCTGTGTTCCGTAACCACGGTAAATCGGAACAAGCATTTGAAATTGTTGGTATCCAACAAGCAGATTACATGGAACTATTCCAAAAATTTGGTTATTCATATGGCACGCTTGAATCATATAAACTGGACCACGTTGCGTATGTTGTGCTTGGTGATCAGAAATTATCATATGAGGAATATGGTAACCTATACACTTTGTATCAAGAAAATCACCAAAAATTTATTGATTATAATATCAAAGACGTTCAGATCATAGACAGACTTGAAGAAAAAATGGGTCTGATTCAGCTGGCTCTTACTATGGCATACCGTGCTGGTGTCAATCTAGAAACAACCTTTGGCACCACTGCCATATGGGATTCAATCATCTACCGAGAACTAAACAAGAAACACGTTGCTCTACCACCAAATCAACACACAGAAAAACCAGATTATCCTGGTGGCTATGTTAAAGACCCAAAAACCGGAAAGCATGACTGGGTTGTGTCTTTTGATTTGAACTCACTGTACCCAAATATTATTGTGCAATGGAATATGTCTCCAGAAACTCTTAAAGGTCAGAATGAACCTCATGGCGTTGGGTATTACATGAACTTACAAAAACCAGTAGAGTCTCAGTATGCCGTTGCAGCGAACGGTTCTATTTACAGCAGAGAAAATCAAGGTATTTTGCCTAAAATTATTGAGGCATATTACGAAGAAAGAACACTCATTAAACGAGAGATGCTTAGTGCGAAACAAGAATATGAAAAAACTAAAACAGTAGAACTTGAACGCCAGATTAACCAACTTGAAAACCGCCAGATGGCAATTAAAATTCTACTTAACAGTTTGTATGGTGCTATCGGCAATAAACACTTCCGCTACTTTGATATTCGTATAGCTGAAGGTATTACATTATGTGGTCAGCTGGCTATTCAGTGGGCAGAACGTGCTATTAACAAAGAACTCAATAAAACTTTACAGACCGAAAATGTTGATTATGTTATTGCAATCGACACAGATTCACTCTACATTAACTTCGGTCCGTTTATTGATAAACTGAAACCGGCTGACCCTGTCAAGGCTCTGGATAAAATCTGCGGTGAACACTTTGAAAAAATCCTTGCAAATGCATATCAAGAACTTGCAGATAAAACCAATTCATATAAAAATCGAATGGTCATGGCGCGTGAAGCTATTGCTGACAGATCAATCTGGACTGCCAAAAAGAGGTATATTCTTAATGTACACAATAACGAAGGTGTGCAGTATGCTGAACCTAAACTCAAAATTATGGGTATCGAGGCTATTAAATCATCAACTCCTGAGGTTGTGCGTGATCGGTTCCGAGAAATATTTAAGGTTCTAATTAGTGGTACCGAAGAAAATACCCAGAAATATATTAGAGATTTTAAACAAGTATTTAAACAATTGCCGCCAGAAAAGGTTGCCTTTCCACGTGGTGTGTCCAATATTACAGATTGGTCGGATAGTAAAAATATATATCGTAAAGGCACACCTATCCATGTTCGTGGCAGTTTACTATATAACAATGAACTAAGAAAAAGTGGTCTTGATTCCAGACTGCAACCAATACAGAATGGCGAGAAAATTAAATTTTGTTATCTTAAAATGCCTAATCCTATCGGTGAAAATGTTATTGCATTTCCAGATTATTTACCGCCAGAATTTAAACTAGAAAAATATATTGACTATGACCTACAATTCCAGAAAACATTTATTGCGCCTCTGGAACTAATTTTAACAGCAATTGGTTGGTCCGCAGAACCGAAAGCATCATTAGAGGATTTCTTTGTATGAAATATGATGATATGAAACAGCTATTATTTTGCACTGCTGAGGAATGTGGAGAGGTAATTCAAGCGTGTATGAAAATTGCTAGGTTTGGATCCAGTGACGATAAGTATCAAGCTTTGTTACAAGAACTAGGTGATTTACAATGCCTGATAAACTTGTTTGTAGAAAATGAAATATTTACCCAAAAAGAAATTGAATATAATGCCTCTAATAAGAGGTTTAAATTAATGAAATACACGCCAGAAATTATACCAGAGGATATGTAAATATGGATAACTTGATTGAACATTATGCAGAATTTGTTGAAAGCATGATCTTAACTGAAGGTGACGCACGTGTCACAGAAAACACGCTAGGTCTCGCAGGGGAGACAGGTGAAATTGCCGAGAAGATTAAAAAATATTACCGAGATGGTGTTATTGATAAAACAGATTTGCGAAAAGAACTTGGTGATGTGATCTTCTATTGGTTTGCACTGCACGGTGCCATGGAAATGGATCCTACTGAATCTATTGAAGCTAATATGGTAAAATTATCTGATCGTAAGAACCGTGGTGTTCTCCGTGGATCTGGAGATAACCGATAAAAAGGTGTTTACATATGTGGCTAAATATGATATAATGTATGTAAATTGAGAGGAAAATATGTTAAAACCAAAATATCCCATTTATATCATTTCAAAAGGTCGGTCTGAATCCAGACATACCTCAAAAACACTTGAGGAACTCAATGTTCCATATCGGATTGTAATTGAGGATTCTGAATATGATGATTATAATCGTTATATTTCGGATGATAAAATTCTTGTTTTGCCAACAGATTTTAGGAGTAACCCTAAATGGGCAATACCAGATATTAAGGGTAGAGTAGGCGGTTCTATTCCAGTCCGTAATTGGGTATGGGATCATTCTGTAGCAGAAGGTGCTGAACGGCATTGGATTATGGATGATAATATGCGGTATTTTTACCGCTTGAACCGTAATAAAAAGCGACCAGTCACAACTCCAACCATTATTCGTAATGCAGAAGATTTTGTTGATCGCTATACCAATGTCTCTCAGGCAGGATTAAACTACGCATTCTTTTGCCCATCTGGTCTCAAACGACCGCCTTATTATGTAAATACTCGAGTCTATAGTTGCATTCTGAACTCTAATAAAGTTGATCTACGTTGGCGTGGTAAGTATAATGAGGATACTGATCTGAGTTTACGTTATCTGAAAGACGGTCACTGCACGATGTTGTTCAACTTTGCACTTTGCGGTAAAGCTGCTACACATACCATGAGTGGTGGTAATACACAAGAGGTATATCAAGCCCATGAAAGAAATGAATATGGCGAACTTAAATCAGATGATAACCGAAAAGAATTTGCAGAGTCATTACAAGAACAACACCCA